GCCAGAATACTGACGGACCCGGTGTACCACCACGCAAAAATCTTGATCAAAAGTAACGCCGAAGCCATTACCGTCGCGGCAATCGCCGCCCGGCTGACCAGACGGCCATAGGTTTGATTCATAAACACTCCCACTCTCTTCTGCGGGTAGTATAGCGGAATGTGATTAAGGTCAGTTGCCGGAAAAAAGGCAAAAAAAACCCCCTCATCATGAGGGGGAAGACAGGGATGGTGATTTAAAACATTCCTTATCGATATGAAATAAAAGGATTTATTTCTCGTCATGTCCACGCATTGACCACATCGAATGAAAGAGACCTCGCATTTGCGAGGTCTCTTTTTTACATCCAGGCGATTTGTTGCTGCCCTGTCGATGTGGGGTGAGGTAGAGCCGGTGTCACTTCACCCGGCTTTACGATGTAGCGCTCGACCGTTTCTGTCGTGACGAAAGTACAGCTGCAATTGATATTTGTGCACTGGTGATAACGCTCTTTTGTCGTCTCAGTAAAGTAACGGCTGGTGCGGGCATGGGCGGCTGTATGGCATAACGGACAATGGAACATTTCTATCACCTCACCTTAATGATTTAATGCCGCCATTTTATCCATTAAATCCATATAAAACAAATAGATAAATAGAACACATCACTCATCAGCCACTGCTTCGTACTCCACATCAGAAAGCCTTACCTCAAGCTCTACGCCCGTCGTGAAGCCGTTATTGTTGAGGTTATGGGTCACCTTACTGATTAACCATGCCTGCTCGTCTATGACGCGCTTAAAGCCTGATACCTTCACCGGCATTTCCGGGTAAATATCTTCCCGGCCCGTCGCGAGGGTGATTGAGAACTCAGCGACGCCGCGCTGCAATTTATCCCACTTCGCCTGCGCCGCCCTCATGGCCTGCGCCTTTGACGCGTAAATCGTGGTCATGGCGAAAACATTATCCGATTCACCGGCCATATACTCGCCCTCGCGGGCTTCCTGCTCTTTCTGCTTTTTGGCCTTTGCGGTGCTGCTGACCGGTTTCGCTTTTGGATGCTGGAGCGCCCGCAGGTGCTGCTCTTTCGGCTTACGCTTCAGCTTTACCTGTTGCGCCTGCTTCTGAGGCTTCGGGTCTTTGGTATGCAGCCATTTGGCCGTGACGCCGGTATACGCGCCCCGGTCAGCAATCGCGAACTGATGCCGGTCACCATCACTGCGCTGAATAGTGATTTGTGGGATGGCCTTACCGCTGGCTGTCACGCCGCTCCCGGCTTTGAGCATCAGCAATTTGCCCGCCTTGACCGACACCGCCCCACCGTTCCGCTCGGCGAGGCGGGTCAGGAATACCGCGTCGGACTCCTGCGACTGGTCAATATGCGGGATGCGGATGTTTGCGAGTGATTCCGCCACGCTGGCCGTGAGTTTATTGCGGGATGCAATTGCCCCCACCACAGCGCCAAGCGTGGTGTCATGCCAGGACTCTTCCCGGCGTGAATTGAGCGTTCCGCGAAAATCTGCACTCCGCGCCCGTAACGTCACCGTGTCCGGTGCGCCGTGGTGCTCCACCTCATCGACAGTAAAATCACCTTTCCCCACCAGGGCAAAACCTTTCCACCCGAGATACAGCGACAGCACCGCCCCGCGCACCGGCAGCTCGACTAGCCCGTCACTGTCGTCGAGCTCAATGTCGAGCTGGTCAGCCTCAAACCCGCGATTGTCGGTCATGGTCAGGTTAATCAGCCTGTCACTAATGTTGCCGGTGATGTCCTTGCTGTTGAGCGTCAGCATAAACTGAGGCGTCAGGGTTGCGCCTGAGCCGGTGACGATATCCGGCATGACTAACCTCCCACCAGTGAAAGCACATTACCCGCCTTACCGACAAGAGATTCGGCCTGCTTACCAATATCGCCATAGAGCGCCGCAAGGGAATCATCGACACGCGTCAGTGACAGCGTGAAGCTGATTTTTCGCGGTGAGCCATCAGCGAAAAAGACGGTTCCGGTTTCGCTCACGTTGGTAATGACAAACATCCCGTAAATGGTGCCGGTGCCGGAAATCAGGGGCCACGCCCGGCCCTCATCCGCCATCGTATAGAGCGCCAGCATCGAGAGCCGCCCGCCGGTCATTTCAGGGTACAAATCGCCAGTGAGGGTGATTTTGTCGTCACCGGGGCCGAGGAACTGAAACACATCACGCTTCCCGACCCGGCTGTTTGACGGCCACTGGTAATCCGCGCTGCGCTGCAAACTCTGATAAGGCAGCGACTGGCGCATAAACACAAACATTCCAAGAGTGAGCATCATCATCAGACTCCTTAATCATGCATCATGCTGGCGCGGGCTTTGGCTCGCTTGTTGCGCTCGTATTTTTCAAGCGCATCCTGCAACTGGTTACCGAGCTGGCCGCCCGGCGCACCGCCGCCCTGTAACTGGATTTGATAGGTTGGGCTGCTCTGGTCGATGTACGTGCGACCGGCGGGCGCGGTGACCGGTTGATATGCCTGATAGCCCCCGTATGAGCTGGTCGCCGGAATGTATCCACCACCCTGCCCGACCGGCTGCGCCTTTGCCGTCGCGGCATCGATGGTGTCCGATTCCTTTTTAACGATGCCGAGCTTTTCGAGGATCACATCAAGGCCGCCGCGCAGCTTGTTGAAGATATTCAGCGGCAGCATCAGCGCATCCCCCAGCGCCCGGCCAAACGCCACCCCGGCATTTTTGCAGCCGTCTAAGGTTTCCTGTGTGGCTTTTACCGGCGCGATAAGGTCTTTAAACCATTTCCAGACTGCGCCGAGTTTCTGGCCGAGCCCGTCAAAAACGGGAGCCAGCGGGGCGAACATCTCAGCCACCGGCGAAAATGCGGCAATAAGACCCTGCACCACACCCGAGAAAACGGCGCTGATGGGCTCCCAGTATTTACGGATGAGCAGCGCCCCGGCGACGACCGCCGCGACAACGGCGACCACCGGCCACGAGATAGCCCCGATGGCTGTCACTATCGCGCCTCCCGCCGTGGTAAATGCCACGCTCAGCAATCCGGCAGCAGCAATAAGGGCATTCATGCCCGCGATTACCGGCCACGCAACCAGACCAATTACACCCAGCGCCGCAACCAGCCCCAGCCCCGCCGCCGTGATGAGTCCGAGCGTGGTCGCCAGTGATTTATTTTTCTGGATCCAGCCATCGAGCTTCAGCACGTAGCCGGTCGCCGTCTGCACCAGTTTGCGCAGCGATGACTCCTGCTGGTCGAAAAGATCGGTCCCGACCGCCTCATAGGCTGACTGAAACTCTTTAAAATCGCCGCCGAGGTTGTCCTGCATGACTTTAACCAGCGCGGCCGTTTTCCCGTCCGAGGCTTTGAGCGTGGCAGTAAGCTGGTCGAGCTTGCCGGTCGACGCGGCTGACATCAGCACCGCCGCCGCAGAGCTGGCCTCTTCGCCGAAAATGGTTTTCATGTACTCGGCACGCTGGCCCGAGCCAAGGTTATTTTTCTCGAAGCTGGCCTGCATTTCTTTCAGGATGCTGAAAATCGGCCGGGTGTTGCCCTTGCTGTCGGCCGTTTTGACGCCGAGCTCTTTGATAGCGTCAAAGGCTTTGCCGGTTGGCGCCTGTAAACGACTGAGCACTGCCCGGCTTCCGGTCCCGGCCATCGAGCCGGTGATTTTGGCATCGTGCAGCGCCCCCACCATCGCGGCAGATTCTTCGATACTTACCCCGGCATTTTTCGCCACCGGTGCGGCATAGGTCAGCGCATCACTCAGCCCGTCAAAATCAGCGGCGGTTTTGTTCATCACCGTCGACAGCACGTCGCCAATGTGCGCCACTTTGTCGTTTGAAAGCTGGAAGGCCGAGCGCATCCCCATCAACAGCGCGGCGTTCTCTTCCATTGTGCGACGGTTGGCGAGCGCCATATCCAGCGTGACCGGTGTCACCGCCTGAATGGCCGCAGCATCACCGCCGCCCTTCGCAATGATAATCTGCGCCCCGGCAGCATCATCCGCAGACGCGGCCGTATTATCCCCGAGCTGTCGGGCCTGCTGACGTAACGCCTGCATTTCAGGGGAGTGTTTGTCTACCCCAAGCACCGCCTGAAGCTCAGAGTTTTTCTGTGCGAAGTCATAACCCGGACGCAAAAGAGTCACCCCGGCCAGCGTGCCCGCCGTTGCCACACCAACCCCGGCCATACCTGCATTTCGCGCCCCGGCAGCGAGCGCCTGCCCGGACTCATAGCGGGCTTTCACAGCGGATAATTTCGCCTGCTGCGCACTGACCCGCGCCAGTGCTTCACGCTGGCGGTTTAACTGCGCCGTCGTTTGGCTGATGGAATTTTTCAGACGCAGCTCATCGCTCGCCAGTGTCCGGGTATTAATCCCCGCCTGCCCGAGCGCCTGCCGCTGACGCTGCACGGACAGACGCAGCCCGTTATATTTGAGCTGTAAGTCAGCCGCATTCTTTTGGGCAAGCTCCATTGCGCGGGCCTGCGCTTTCGTCGGATTTTCGGTGTTTCTAAAGGCCACCGACAACGCGGTCGCTTCCTGCTTCGCTTTGGCGAGTGACTGCCCGGTGACGGCCAGTTGGGCGCTGCTCTTACGAAAACCGTCGATTTTCGATGCCTGACCGTTCAGGTCGCGTAACGACTGCTGCGTCGAGCGAATATCACCCGACAGCGATTTGCTCGCTGTCTGGATGGATTTAAAAGGTCGGGTTGCCTGGTCGACAGCTTTCAGCAGCACTTCGAGTTTGAGGTTATTACTCATTCGTGTTTCCGCTTCGCTGTAGCGCCTTGTCGCGCCATGTGATGAGCTCGGGAATACTCAGGGGATACAGCTCTGATGGCCCCCAGTGAAAAATCACCGCGACGTCGGCCATCAGGTCATCAACCGAGAAATTTTTCGGGAAAGTTACGCCGCCGAATTCGGTGACAAAAAACCGACCACCTCACCGGCAAAACTCAGCAGGTCTGGCAGCTCCAGCGCGGCAACCTCCTGCTCGGTCAGCGACGGCAGGGTCATTCGCGGCAGCACCTTAATCAGCGCATCGACGTCCGAGTTCGCCACCGCCGCCAGCCCGACACCGCGCAGGGTTCCGGCGGTCGGTTTCAGGAGGGTCACCTCTTTAATTTCGGTCTCGCCGCGTTTGATGGTTTTTACCAGGGTGACGACGTGTTGGTTTTCAGCTTTTTTCATGATGTCTCTGTCTCATTCAGTATTCAGGGAAGCCCGGCCAACGGCGCTGACCGGGTGAACATTACATGCCGATGTTTCGGCGATGCTCTTCGAGCTTGTCGACGCCGTTGACCTTCTCAATCAGGTTCAGGGTGTCGATTTCGACCAGTTCCTTTCCGTTGAGGGTGAGCCTGTAATAGGTGCAGTCCATCGAGATTTTCGACTCGGTGTCCTCGCCCTGTTTGGCGTCGCCGGTGTCGATTTCTTTCTGACGGCCACGCAGCACCACTTCGACCGGTACCGTCTCGCCAGTGTCGTCGCGCTGGTAGGAGCCAGCAAAACGCAGCGGCACCGCCGAGGCTGTCGCCGCAGCGTAGAGCGACCAGATAACGTCATCCGGAAATCCGCCGAGGGAAAACTCCGCCGCCAGCGCATCATCATCGAGACCGAGGTCGACCGGGGCCGCACCGTTCATCCCGCCGCCGCGATATTTTTCGAGTTTGCGGGTCAGCTTTGGCAGCGTCACCGACTGGACGACACCGAGAAAGTTCGTGCCATCAACAAACAGATTCATGAGCTTTAACTTGCGGGGTAATGCCATGTCTCAGGCTCCTTATTTGCTGTTCACTGACGAGATGAGATTCGCCAGGTATTTATCGGTAATGCGCTGGCGCAGGGTCAGGTTTTCGAGCGGCGGTACCGGCGTATAGTCGTAATCCAGATACAGCTTCCCGGCCTTCAGCGACTCCTTATCGTTGGCGCTGTCGTCAAACCAGCAGGTCGCATCGACGATATAGCCCCCGGTTTTCAGCTCGCGGAATTTGGCATTGATGCCGTCAACGATGTCGCGAATGAGTGTGGCGGTCACCGGTTTATCGACCGCCCACATATGCGCCTCAGCCATCGTGTCAGCGATAACCTGCGCGGTGCGGGTGTAGTTTTCAAACAGGAAAAGCGGGTCATCTGAGCAGGTGCGGTTCCCCCAGAAGCGGAAACCGTCTTTGCGGATCAGCGTGGTGATGCCTGCCTCGTTCAGCAGGTCGGCATCGGTGCCGGGCTCCTGTAAATCCCAGAACACAGACGCACTGATGCCGGTGACACCATTCACACCGACGTTTGACAGGGTTTTATGCCAGCCGGTGTCATTGTCGATTTTGGCACGCAGGCCGAGCGCTCGGGCGGTGGCGTACGCCGTATCCGTCGCGTTAGCCGTGGTATCCCACGACAGAAAATCCGGCCAGATGACCATCAGCTCGCGGGCGCTGAAGTTGTCGCGGTATTTGATGGCCTCAGAAATGGTTTTGCAGCCCCAGGCGCTGACATAGCCGAAAGCCCGCAATTTTTGCGCCACCGGCACAAGTGCGGTCGCGACCTCCAGTGAATCGAGACCCGGCACGCCGAGAATACGCGGCTTGACGCCGGTCACCGCCTGCGCGGTCAACAGCGCTTTCAGGCCGGTGTATTTCCCGTTCTCATCAGTGGTGCCGATGATGTTAGAAATCGTCTGCGCCTGCGCCGCTTCCTCATCGTCGCCGGTGCCTTCTTCCACACGCACGACAATGGTCACCGGCTTTGACTGGTCAGCGATGGCCTGTAGTGAACTTGCGAGCGTGCCTTTGGTACCGGCTTTCCCGATGACGCTTTGCGGGTTGGTAATTAACACCGGCTCATTGAGCGGGAAGGTCTCGACGTCAGCATCGCTGGCCGTGCAGACCATGCCGACAATGGCGGTGGAAACCGTGGAAATGATGCGCGTGCCGTCGTTGACTTCGACGACCTGCACACCGTGATGAAAATCACTCATCCGTTTAACTCCGTTGGGTTGGGGTGCAATCATTTTCTGTTGTGTGTGCAACAGGTGCGACGGAATGGCGTTGGCGGGGATCTAACACAACAAACAAAAAGCCCTCCGGGTGGAGGGCTACGATTTATTCGGGCATCACCGGCCAGTCGACCGGGCCGGTCACTGACACCGTACTGATTTTTTCAATGTCATCGATGTGATCCAGTACTGCGGCCAGTTTTGCCGATTCGGCCTCACTTAACGCCCGACCGGCCTGTAACTTGAGCTGAATAACCCCGACTGACTGCATCGCTTCACTGATGAGGGTTTGCTTTTGTGCTTCGGCAATGGCCGGGTAATCAGTCTCAATGGCTTTCAGCACCGGCTGACCGTAGTCATCAGACACAATAGAATGACCTTTGGTTTGCCCTTCGATTAGATGCTGATACCAGCGGTCAGATATTGCCTGCGCATCAGCAGGCCAGCCTCCCGCCGCTTCATAAAGCGACCGGTCAGCTTCAAAATAAAAGCCCGACATTTCAGCGCTGTAGTAAATCATATTCATATCAGTACCCCACCGCATGAATGAGTACCGCGACCTGCCCGACGCTACCGTACGCCCTGTTTGCCATCACCACGCAGCCGGTCTTCGTTTTAGACACAAGCTGGAACATCCCCTCGGTGCCGGTGTTGTTATTCACGTTTAGCGTGCTGACTGAAATCGACAGACACGCCGAGGGGAAAGCTTTCGGGAAGGTGATCGCCTGCGTCTTTTCACTGGTCATGGTCGCACCCTGAAGCCACTGCTCAATGATGCCGGTACTGCCGCACTGCCACCAACCGTTCGCCGCTTTGGATGCGGAGTTAGGCGCACCAAAGGAGCCTTTAGGCTGGAATCGCCCGTCGCTTTCGGCTTTTGTGTAAGCGCCCGTCTTTGGCATGTAACCCGCATCTGATTGCGCCTTGGTGTAATAGCGCGCATCAAAGTTGGCAAAATTGACCAGACCTAATTTATTGATGGTCACATCGCCTGTCGTCAGGTTTACCGAGAATGGCCGGAGGCTGTTATAGCCGCCGTACCAGTCACCAGAATTGGTCAGCATGAGATAGAGATTAGAGCCGTCCTGCCGCCAGAACGAGCCATAATTGCCGTACACAATTCGGAAACTGTTCGAGGATGTGGTTTGTACCTCTGCGGCCACTTTCAGCGTGCCGGTAACGGTATCCCCTCCTTTTGACACTGCGCCAATGTCAGCCGGTGTGGGCTTGTTTGCCGCGTCATACTGTTTAGTCCAGGCTGACCAGGCTCCGCCGTACATCGTGCGAATGTAAGAGCGCGAATGGTTATACACCCGGTAAATCTGCGTGACGCCAGCATGTTTATACACTTCAAGCGACCCGGCATTTGGTTCCGGGTAGTTCTTCCCGCTCACCGCCTGCGCGTTAGCGGCCTGATAATACAGCCCCGGCGTGGTGTATGCGTTCAGGTCAATTGCATTGCCGATGCTCACCGCCTGACCGTTAAAGATATCCTGCACGGTGATACTGATATCTCCCGTCAGCGCCCGGCCGTTCACTTTGCGGCCCGATGGTACGCGCCCGTTGGCATTATCATTTGCGGCTTTCACCGCCTTCGGGGTTGCCGCCAGTGT